GTTTGCATGGAGCTGCTCATTATACATGACAAATCGACGTCCATGGTTTGTTGAATGGAAATGTCGACCTTACCGGACACAGTCCCTAGATTTAGACTTTGTTGTTGTGTCGAGGTTTGTGTACACCTCGAGCTGTTGTTTTGGTACGCTTGAACCATAATCTCGTTGATTACGTCTACCGATGTTTTACTTGATGTTGCGCCCATTGCAATGTAGTTTATAGATACACGTACAATAAAAATGTCTTGGTAATAAGTAATAATGGACTCGGAAATGAATTTAGATTTTGGTAGTTTTGATTTTGGTGATTTCAATTTTGTTGCCGTGAGCGACTACACACTAACTGCCATTGATGGTGACGTTTTGCAAGGGACGGATGGGAAAAAATACCAGATGGAAAATGGTGTGTTACGGGACTTCCCAGACCAAAGTACCTATATATTCTACGGATCGCCAGCCGTAAAATATGCCGACGATGATTTCCTAATCATGCGAACGCCAAAAGGCCCACCATTCGCAAAGGCCTATGTTAATGGCGACGTTATGGTTGGAAACGGTAATATATACAAGATGGAGAATGGTAAACTGCGACACTACTCAGACCCAGACACGTACGCTTTCTATGGATCGCCCCCAACAATCAACTACAAAAACGACGATGCGCTTGTGAACAGCACACCAAAAGGCACCCCATTTTACATACCCCTCCACGACGGCGACGTTGTAAAAGCGGACAATCCAATGCCATTCAAAGTTGAAAATGGAGTAGCACGTTTGTTTCCAACCACAGAAGTGTACAAGTTTTATGGTTCACCACCCATAAAGTACGACAGCGTTGCATCGTATCGCCAAATACCACGTGGACCCGACTACAACAAACCACCAAGCGTTTCAGCTAGCGATCTTGGTCTTGCTGAGGACTTTGTCGTCGAGGTTGGGGTGACTAAAGATGGCTGGAACCAACCAATTGGGTGGAATGGACTCACTGACGACCTAAATCGCGGCATAGGTGGTCAAACGCAACACGTCGCTTGGAACAAAAAAGCGGCTACGCAATTACAACCAGACACACAAATTCTTACTGACGTTAGAGTTTGTGCTGATGGTTATTGCGCCAATGAAGGGTTGGGGTGGAAACAAGCAGCGGGTGCTGACTATTTCGGCATCGGTACGAGTGGGTGTCAAGCACACATGGACGTTTGTGGTAAGTACGAAAAGGCGTCTAGTGCAACTCAGTACGTTCCACACAGTGACAAACAAAGCGCGTTCTTTACCGACTACGTAATAGGACGTGCTGCTTGCCCTGAAGGATACAAGGTGTTTGGTGATTCGCGCAAGGGGTGTGGTGGCGATTTCCACAATATGTGTGTTCGTGTGCCCAAACCGCTTGACTTTACAAAGACATTTTGCCAGGGTGGCAATCTGGAAACGGACCATTGCAGACAACAAATTGTCAAAGACGAGCCCAAATACCACACCGTCGTAGCCAACTATTGCAAGGATAACATGGATCGGGACTTTTGTCGTGCACACGTTCGCAGCCACCCAGGTAAGTACGACGCCCTAGTCAAGAGCCACTGTGACAGTTCAAAGGGTGATGGTGATAAGCTGTGTTCATGTTACAAATCCAAATTGCAAAAGTTTAACCCTGCGTGTATCGACCAGGCTTGTATCAAAGATGGCTATGTCACCAACACAATGCAGTTGGGTATGCCCTGCCAAATCATGAATTGCGAACAGAAAATCAAAGTGGAAAATATAGTTGCAGCAGAGGGCGCTTTAGTCGATTTCAGCACGGATTTTAATCAGGATTGCAATCAAACTGTGCACAACCCGGGCGCTGCACCAGTCTTGACAGAAATTCCAGGTGCGCAAGAGGTAAAAACACCGACATGGAAAACCCCATTGTTGACACCACCGGCAGAATTGTCATTTTTCGAGAAGAACGGTGTGGTTGTTCTTGCAGTCAGTGTTGCGATTGTTGTCATACTGACGATGGCGCTTTTTTTAGTCTAGTATTTTTTTCATTTTGTGCGTACGATCTCGACAAATAAAATTCTTTGATTCTCATATATCCTAGTCATGTCGTCAATTCTTACCAATGAATCACGCTCTGAGATGGAAGTTGCGATTGAGAGGTATTTGAACGACCAAGAGGAGAACGACAACGAGTTTCCTGTTGATTTTGATGATTTGTGGCGCTGGGCAGGTTATTCACAAAAAGGCGTAGCAAAACGCATGATGGAAACGTCCGTTTTATCCAACGGAGTTGATTTTGTTAGTGCTTTGCAGAATAAAGCTTTACAGCCCAAACAACATGGCGGTCATAACAAACAAATCATCCATCTAACACTAAAGGCAGCAAAGCAATTTCTTATGAATGTCAACAATGAGCGTGGTAAAGCTGTTCGTGCCTACTTCATTGAAGTTGAACAAGAGTTCCTTGCCAAAGCGGACAAACAAACCCGCAAACGCAAACGTTCAGAATTCGTAGCATGTCTTACAGTGCCGATCCAAACCACCATTAACGAACACGACGTTGCAGATGCGTTGAGTGAAAGTCTTGGTGGCGAACGAGAGGTTGCAGTGCAATTTGGTCGTATTGACATTCTCACAAACGACGAGGTGATAGAAGTAAAGGAGTTTAGTATGTGGAAGCACGCACTTGGTCAAGTATTGGCATATGGAAATGAGATGTTTAGCAAGCGAAAACGTATACATTTGTTTAGTAGTGAGAATGTGGACAAGTGTGAATTGGATGTGATTAGAACATTTTGTGCTAGTCTTAATGTCGCTGTTACGTATAATAAAATTGAAATTTGACGTGTGCGTCAGATCTCGACAAATAAATCTCTTTGACTCTCATATATCCTAGTCATGTCGTCAATTCTTACCAATGAATCACGCTCTGAGATGGAAGTTGCAATTGAGAGGTATTTGAACGACCAAGAGGAGAACAAAACTGAGTTTCCTGTTGATTTTAATGATCTGTGGCGCTGGGCAGGTTATTCTACCAAGGGAAACGCAAAAACGTCCCTCGAGAAATCACAACTTGTGGTCGATATCGACTATTTTAAAAAAAAAGCAAGTTTACAGCCCAAACAACATGGCGGTCAAAACAAACAAACCATCCATCTAACGACAGATGCTGCTAAGAATTTCCTCATGCTCGCCAACACCGAGCAAGGCAAGCAAGCTCGTTTGTACTTCATCGAGTGCGAGAAGAAATGGCGCTTGTTGAAGAAGAACGTTGCGAATGGACGCGTTGCCATGTTAGACAAGGCCACAGGTGAAGTGGTCAACAACGACTACAAGAACGAGCTTATCGTCTTGGACATCGAAGAGCGACGTACCAAGTTGCGACAGGGGGACGCTGAGTTTGAAGCAAATAGACGTAAAGTGGACGCCAAAATCAAAGAACACGAACTCTCAAACTTTCGCATGGCACAAGAAATCGCTGAATCGATGGGCATGGACGAATGCGACAAGATTTACATGAAGGATTTGCAACGACGTGTCTTTAGTGGCTTGTATGCACCAACGAGTGGACAATTGGCAATTGAAGACTCGAACAGTGGTCGTGGAAGGCTAACTTCATTTCCAGTGGTCGCTCAAAAATACGATCTCAAATACAAACAAATCAAGGCGAGCGCAATCGGAAAACTCGCTGCAAAGTTGTATCGTGAGCGTTATAATGGCGAGAACCCATTAAAACATCGTGTTGAATTTAGGGGGCGTGCATGCGACGAGAACGCGTACTACGAACGCGACGAAGACATCTTGCGCTATGCCATTATGAGCCACTCTATAAATTGCAGCGCTAGCGACGTGCAAGAGTTTGCCCAGGATAATGGCTTTAGTTTTAGAGTTTAGTTCCCACTCGCGCGTAGTTCGTCGCGTATCGTCGCGCGTTGTTCATCAGTCATTGGCATAAGAATGGGGGAATCGTGGTCATCCTCATCCGTCGTTGGTGTAATAGGGGAATCGTCGTACGTTGGGCGAAAGAATGGGGGAAAATCGCTGTCTGTCACGGCATCGATATGATCGCCATAGCAATGCGTGTCGTCGTCGTGGTCCCTAGGGATTCTAGGTGCATTATATTTAATGGCATTGTATTCAGCATCTATTTGATCGATCCAACTCGTCATTGTGTTGTGTGTTTACATTCCATAAATAGTTTTTGTTTACACGATTGCACGCTAACACACAGACAATTTACGACGCTTGCGTGCACGCTCAATGTCGTCTGGTAGAGACAACACCATGGGGAAATCACGAACATCCGCGACAACATTAAAGCTTCTAGCAATCTCCAACATACGATCACAATCGACCTCTGTGCTATAGTCGACTTTGATGCCACGCTTCAATTGCACACAACAAAGCGTAGTCAGTGTGACTGGATTCCATAGTTTACCACGACACATACCAAAGAGGCGTTCCTCGACGACCAAGTCACAAGTACTAAACACATCGCCAAATAGTTTGATTATGTCGTTGCGAAGACGAAGAAGAACATCGGCACGGGTAGCGGGGCGAAGGGCATCAAACCATTTATTCACGCGTTTACGAGCAGCTTTGAACGTTTTGCCTGTGCTTCGTTGGATCAAATCGAATTCTTGCTCTTTGGATAGCACAGTGTTGGTGTTATCGATGACCATAGTACAAAAGCGATCAAATGAGAATTGGCTAAATGAAATACCAATCGCGTTCGTAATGAAACGTGCATAGTGGTGAAGCTGAGGAACTGAGTGGCGTTCGATTGTTCCTGGGTCTTGAAAGTCACCACTTTCGACGATGTTTAGAGGGCGCGAAGGGTCGGACTTGATTATGCGTTCTTGGTCGTCGATAAGGTCGTCCTTCTCACTGATGACCTCGTCCTTCTCGTCAATTGCCTTTGCTTGCTCGCTGATCACATTGTCTTGTTGCTCAACGCGACGTTGTTGGGTATCTAGGCGTAGTTGTCGCATCTTCAAAACACCCTCTAGACGCTCTTTGTCGTTGAACAATTCGTCCACGTCTAGAGTCAATTGAGCCCTCGTTTCATTGCTCTTAGCCAACTTCTCGACATTTTCAGCCGCAGCGTCCAGGACTGCCTGAAGTTCTTCGGCGTGGCGAGACTCGATCTGCAATAGCATTTCAGGGTCGTTTTCATTGGCAGCGACCTGCGAACTGTAGACCTCGTCGCGTAGGTCGGCTTGTTCACGTGCTAGGTCTGGATCACCCGAGACGAACTGGTTGAAAATGATAATCACCTGACTTGCCACCACGGGACAGGCCCACATCAATAGATGGATGGCCAGCATTGGATGAATCCATGAACGGCATTCAGTTGGATTCATCCCAGCACGATCTTTTACGACGATAACGTCCTCAAGGGACACACGAGTGCCTATTTAGTTTGATTTGGGAGTGTTTTGGGTTAGTTTGGAACAAGTGCCCATAGGGCGCGTGTGTGTACTTATTGGCGGGAAAGTACACAAACTTACCATTTTCGTTGGATATGTGCTCTAAAATACACTCGATGGTACATTTGCGTTCCGTTGACGCTTTGTCGGTGTAAAGACGCTTCCATTGTTTGAATTCTTTCCTGAATGCATTACAAATCGCACCAGCCGGGAAATACCCATCAGCGTTTGGTTTCAACGCGTCAATACCACTGAGTGCTGGTATCTTGGCCGTCACAAAGGCTGCGAGTCCATTTGCGTTGTCCTGGGTTGAAATCGCCATCGTGCAAACCAATTTATGTGTGTGAATTATTACCGTGTGTTTTTGCCGAGGAGACCACGGGCACAGTGACGCGGTAATAATTCAAGAGTGTAACTCTGCGCACAGGGCGAGAAATGCTTTCACGTCTTATACACGAGTACCCAGAGAAACCATGGAGTTGGTATGCGTTGTCCAGAAATCCAAGCATAACAATGCAAAACGTCCTTGACCACCCAGAGATACCATGGGAATGGTGTTGGTTGTCCATGAACCCAAACATAACAATGCAAAACGTCCTCAACTACCCAGAGAAGGAATGGAGTTGGTATGCGTTGTCCAGAAATCCAAACATAACAATGCAAATCGTCCTCGACCACCCAGAGATACCATGGGAATGGTGTTGGTTGTCCATGAACCCAAACATAACAATGCAAAACGTCCTCAACTACCCAGAGAAGAAGTGGGACTGGTATGAGTTGTCCAAAAACACAAACATAACAATGCAAAACGTAATCGACCACCCAGAGAAGGATTGGAGCTGGGGTTGGTTGTCCAGCAACCCAAACATAACAATGCAAAACGTCCTTGACCACCCAGAGAAACCATGGAATTGGCGTTTGTTGTCCTACAACCCAAACATAACAATGCAAAACATCCTCGACTACCCAGAGAAGGAATGGAGTTGGTGTTTGTTGTCCTACAACCCAAACATAACAATGCAAATCGTCCTCGACCACCCAGAGAAACCATGGAGTTGGTGTTGGTTGTCCAGCAACCCAAACATTACAATGCAAATCGTCATCGACCACCCAGAGAAGGAGTGGGATTGGGGTGAGTTGTCCAACAACCCAAACATAACCTATAAGTTTGTCGTCGAATACATCAACAAAATCAACTTTAATATGTTAAGTGGTAATTGCCTAAAACGCCATCCCATTGTCCGAACGCGTCTTAGAGCCATCGCAAAGCCACTTGTTTATAGAACACACGTGAATTTAATCCCACCACTAGCAGAGATAGTTCTTGATTTTCTATATGGCAATGTCAATTAACTTGTTCGTAATCCATCATGTAACTTTTCTTTGTTGTATATGAATAAACAACAACGAAATGAGTCACAAACAATTAGCTTTGCCGAAAAGCATCGACGGTCTCGTCTTTATCGAGGCTTTTGATGTCGATTCGCTATACGTATCACGTGTTACAATAATAGGCGGTATGTCTATCATCGACGCGCTTGGAAATGTCGTCATGGGACAAAACGCCGGGCATTTTCTAACCAGTGGCGCGCGAAATCTGTTTCTGGGCACAAACGCCGGTTACTATTGCACAACGGGCGACGACAATGTTGCAATAGGGACAAATGCCGGTTATTATTACAATGCCAACGACCGTAGTATTGCGTTGGGGAATTATGCTGGTTACCACGCAAATGGAAGCGACAACGTGGTGTTGGGTACTTATGCGGCGTATGGTACGCTTGGGGCAACCAGCGGCACAGACAATGTTATTTTGGGCACATATGCGGGGTTTGGTTTGACAACGGGTACGCTTAATGTTGTGTTGGGAAATCGGGCGGGTTACTCATTGGCAGCTGCCACAGACAATGTTCTGTTGGGTACAAATGCGGGTTACGCTCTTGACAGTGGTACATTCAATGTGTACGTTGGAAATTCGTGTGGTTATTCGTCAACGTCGGCCGATGAGAATGTCATGATTGGCTACAAGGCTGGTTACAATGCAACAACATGTGAAAAGTGTGTCGTGGTTGGGTATGAAACTGGGCTTGGATTGACAACAGGCAACACGAATGTGTGTTTGGGTATGCAGGCAGGTTATTCACTTGCCGCATCGACTGACAATGTTTTGCTTGGCACATACGCCATGTACACTATGAACAATGGCAGTGGGAACGTCGCAATTGGTAATTCATGTGGGTATAACGCCACAACAGCAACAAACAATGTGTTGATCGGGTTAAGTACGGGTTACAGTGTGACTAGTGGTACAAACAATGTGTTAATGGGTACAGAATCGGGCTATAGCATAGGCGCTGTTTCGAATTGCTGTTGTGTCGGCTACACGGCTGGTCGAAACATTAATGGCATAAACAATGTCGCATTGGGCTCTGCTGCGTTGTTCGGTCAGGTCGGTGCAACTGGCTATGAAAATGTCGCAATCGGGACAAACGCAGGATATGCAATGTCAACGGGCAATCAAAACATTGTCATTGGCAACGACGCTGGTAGCAGCATAAACACGTCAGACCACAATGTGTTTGTTGGACATAAAAGCGGCGCAAATACGACGTCCGGTCACAGCAACAACTTCATTGGGTACGAAACGGGTTTCACAAGCACAACCGGGTGGGGATCTTGTTATGTCGGTACAGAAGCGGGCTATTACCAAACAGGCAACAATGGCTTGGGTATTGGGTATCTCGCGCTACAGGGTGTCAGTGGTGCGTCCAATGGCAATGGTAATATTGCACTCGGCGAAAGCAGCGGTTACAAAATAACAAGTGGGTCGTACAACATCGCAATCGGCACACAAACACTCTTTACAAGTTCTAGCGCGTCTTATAACACGGCGTGTGGTCATAGTGTGTTACGCAGCATTACAGGCGCTGGAGGGTTCAACAACAACGCATTTGGCGCAAGCGCCATGTACAACATCGCTTCCGGCTACCAAAACACAGCAATTGGCGATTTTGCGTTGTATGGAGCCGCAGGTGCAATTGTCAACGAAAACGTTGCAGTTGGGAGTAATGCGCTGTATAATGCCAGCGGTACAGTTGGAAATTCGTGCGTTGGGTATCAAGCTGGATATGGACTGGTAAACGGTGATTATAATGTCGCGATTGGACGCAAGACTTTATACTCGTCCGACGCGAATTACAATGTCGCAATAGGACAAGAAGCGTCGTATAACGTAAGTGGTGTGTCCAATTGCGCAATTGGTGCGTATGCCCTGTATGGTGCTGTTGGGTCTGGTGGTGGAGAGAATGTGGCAATTGGGCGTAGTGCGTGTAGCGTTATCGACGGAGGAAATCACAACATATGCGTGGGAACGCAAGCAGGTGTCGCGTTGACTAGTGGCAGCGACAACACAGCGCTTGGGCACCTTGCCATGTTTTACAATGCAACGGTGTCTGGTCTGACGGCCGTTGGTAGTTTTGCACTACATGCCAACACAACTGGTGTGTCAAATTGTGCCATGGGTTACCACGCCGGGACTGGCATTGTGACGAGTTCTCGATGTATGGCATTTGGGTATGAATCAATGAACACGAGTGAAACAGCCGCGTCTAACGATAACATTGCAATTGGTTATCAGTCCATGAATAGCGCGTTCAACGGCGCAACGAGAAACGCAGCGGTTGGAAATTACACAATGAACGCCATTACAACGGCAACTGACTGTGTCGCAGTAGGAAACAAGGCTGCTTATTCGTTGACGTCGGGCTCGTCAAACACAGTAGTTGGCACGAACGCCGGTTTCACATTGACAAGTGGTGCTGGGAATACCGCTACGGGTTACAACGCGCTGAACTTGTGCAGTACTGGGCTTTCCAACACTGCTTGCGGTACACAAGCGCTAGAGTCTTTCACTGACGACTTTGCTTGCGCGTTTGGTTATCAAACGTTGTGTAATTTTGTAATGGGTGTGGGTAATTGTGCATTTGGTTCATACGCACTTAGTGGTGCTGTGGGTGCAACTGGTGTGGAAAATGTTGCAATCGGTACGTCGGCGGGAACTGTTATTAGTAGTGGTCAAAACAACACATTGTGTGGTTATCACGCGGGTACTGCCATCACGACTGGTTCTGCGTGTGTGGCATTTGGTTCTAACACGCTAGAACAGGCAACTACCGTGTCTTATTTGGTGGCTGTTGGCAACGAAGCTTTGTTTGCAAACACAAGTGGTGTTGCAAATACGGCTGTTGGGTATAGAGCCGGTAAAGGCATCGTTACAAGTGCGTACTGCACAGCTATTGGGTACGAGGCAATGAGTACAGCGGAAACAGGTGCATCGGCTAACAACATTGCAATTGGCTACCAAACGCTAAATGGTGGCTTAAGCGCCGCGGCCCTATACAACGTCGCTGTGGGAAATGGCGCTGCTAGCTCGCTAACAACGGGAGACAGCAATACAGTACTAGGAACGAATGCTTGTTTCACGTTGTCGACTGGTACTAACAACGCTGTTGTTGGATATCGCGCTTTGAACGCATCCGTTGGTGGTAGTAGCAACGTGGCATGTGGTGTTCAGGCTCTCGAGAACTTTACTTCTGATTTGGCAACAGCTGTTGGGTATCAAGCTTGTTGTAATTTCACTGCAGGGACGGGTAATTGTGGGTTTGGTGTGCTTGCGTTGGCTGGTGCAGTGGCTGGTGCAACTGGATTAGACAATGTGGGTGTTGGGACTTCAGCGGGTGCCGCAATGAGCACGGGTATAAGGAACACGCTGTGTGGTTTTCAGGCAGGCACTGCCCTCACGACTGGTTCTGCGTGTGTTGCATTTGGTTCTAATGCGCTAGAAGCGGCAACCACTGTGTCCTTTTTAGTGGCTGTTGGCAACGAGGCTTTGATTGCAAACACAAGTGGCACAGCAAATACAGCTGTTGGTTATAAGGCTGGTAAGGGCATTGTCACGAGTTCGTACTGTACAGCTATTGGGTACGAGGCAATGAGTACAGCGGAAGCGGGGTTAGTCGGTGATAACATCGCCATCGGTTATAGAGCATTGAATGGTGCACTTAATCCCAATGCAACTGCCTACAACGGACGCAGCAACACGGCAATTGGCAATAATGCGTTGGGTGCGTGCACAACGGGTTATAACAACACGGTCGTGGGTTTGAATTCGTGTCTATACGGAACCACACTCAGTCAGAACGTGTGCATTGGAAATAACATCGCGTCAGACGTAACGTCACTGTCGTTGTTTCAAAATGTCATCATCGGTGAGTTGGCAGCTGTCCATGCAACTTCTGCCAACAACAACGTCGTCGTTGGTTTGGGGTGTGGCAATGCATTGACAACTGCACACAGCAACGTGTTTTTGGGGTCTAGTACAGCGCCTGTGGCAACGACATGCACTGAAAACGTGGGTATTGGTCGAGATGCCTTGCACTCGATGACTGATGGTACACGCAATACGGTCGTGGGTACAAATGCGGGTTATTCGATTGCGAGCAGCGATTCGAATGTGTTTATCGGTTGGAAGGCGGGTTACAGCAACGACACGGATTATAATGTGTACATTGGCGACGAAGCCGGTACAGGAAGTACGACGGGTGGACAGAATGTCGGCGTTGGAAAGAACGCGCATTACAATGGTGGTGCGTCGTCGTTCTGCACGCTAATTGGTCACAATGCCGGGTTTAGTTGTACGGGTCAATACAATGTCGCAGCTGGTTGGGCGGCAGACATAACAGGCGCGTCTGGGTACGGTGTTGCAATTGGTAAATCGGCTATCGCGACTGCGTCAAATGCAATTGCTGTTGGTAATGGCACGTCTGTCACTGGTCAGTACGGCATAGCTATAGGTGATAGTGCCACAGCGGCTTTAAATGGAATTGCAATCGGGACAAGTGCAACCGCCCTGACCACACAAGTTATTATTGGGTCGGGTGTGCTGTACAGTTACTTTGGTATTTATGACACTAGCGGTTTCGGTTGGCACGTTTTGTCGGACGAACAACTCAAGACAAATATATGCGATAGTTATCTAGGTCTCAAATTCATAAACAAACTCCAGTTGCGCAATTTCACAGTGAAAGCACAACCCGAAATTGGCATATGCGTTGGATTTATAGCACAAGAAGTTGAAAAGGTTGCCAAAGAAGAGATGCCTGGGTGGCAAATTGTCAAGGATGTCAATGGGTTAAAGACGTTTGGTCTTAATGGTTTAATTGGTCCACTTGTAAAATCAATACAACAATTGACTGCGCGCGTAGAAGAACTAGAGCGTAAATTACACACTAAACAGTCGTAGTGATCGTAAGCCTTTCACATGTACCACTTTGCTGTTTTCGATGAAAATGGGGCGGGGTGTCTGCAACAGATATAGTGTCGACGACGACCTTGTATCCCTTCGTTGCCATTTTTGCGACGAGGTCATTTGGTACGTGGTACGCATACACAAGACTCGTTGCAATGTTGCTCCGTCTGTCAGCTAAGATTGTATTTACAATTTCACGCGCAATACGTGTTTTGCGCTCACCCACAAGATTGCTTTTCATTTCTTTGTTATCTGGTATGACGTCGTATGGTGATGAGGATGCCATCGTTCTTTAACACAACACAACAATAAAAATTACACAGTTGCTTTAAGTTGTTTGATGTATCTCACTTTGAGTGCCAATCTAACTTTGGCGTCTTTCACTTCCGCCTCTAGCCTTTGAATTTCAATGTGGACGTCGTTGGTGGTATCCCCCACAATAACATCAACATCGCGGTACATGGAGCTTCGGATCGACTCGTTGGCGTTGTCTCGGTTGACTAACACATCACCCTCAAGCAAGGTGTTGCTGGGTTCCTCCACGTACGGGTCGCTTACACCCCACATCAGTCTGAATTTCTTTCTTTGGTCTGCATCCATCGATTTAACATGGCAATCGACGTCCTTGGAAAGGGCTCGGGTCCCTGAACGTTTTATGACGGTTGTTGGTCGCCCGTTGTTGTTAATTCTAAGCCGGTTGCATGATGGTCCCAGTTCTGGGTCTAGAATAAGCATGCGTCTTGCAATAGACATTGCTTCACACCTGGGTTTGCCAGTCATGTGCATCACTACGTCGTCTAGTGCGTACATTCCAGACTCGCGATCCACCCTGAACGTCTTAAACACAGCATCGAGTTCTTCGCGGCGAGCCATGTTTGTTTATGATTGATTATTATAGCGATAAGAGGGGCCCGACTGTCGACTTTTCCCGCCAAATTTAGAGTTTAAAGATCTTTTCCCGCCAAAACATGTGACGTTGTAAATCAGGCTTGATCCTCCTCTTTAATGTCTGACAAATGGCCACTTTGAACATTAAAACATTCACATTATAAGGCAACATGGACGTTGTAAATCAGGCTTGATCCTCCTCTTTAATGTCTGACAAATGGCCACTTTGAACATTAAAACATTCACATTATAAGGCAACATGGACGTTGCAAATCAGGCTTGATCCTCATCTTTAATGTTCGACAAATGGCCACTTTGAACATTTACTATGGACATTGTAAGATGCTTCTAATTGGGCTTGTAAATCATATCAAAGTTTTTTTCGAAATGCAATTACACACATAATAATATAAAAAATAAAGTCAACAAATAAGGCTTGAAGTTGGACATAAATAGGACAATAAAAAAATGTGCAACTAAAATGTAGACAAGCCTAAAACGATCGTAATGTCAGAATTGAGGTATTTTCAACATGTGTCTTGAGACAATCAAGTACTATATATGAGTGTTAATTGTTATTAATATAAATTATTAAAAATTTATAATGCAATAAACTAAATAACTATATTATTAATAATAAAAAAAATGTTCTGGATTAGACGTTCTCGTTTTCCGTATGGCACTTTCTCAAAAAACCTCGATCCTGACGTTTTTTTACGTTTAAGGCTGGTAAGGCCTAAAATCGAGACAGATTACGACGTTTTTCAGACGTCAGAATCGGAAGTCTGAGGTGCGTATAAAAACGCCCTCTAAAAGTGAAAAAATATAGACACAAATCGTTATTTTGAATTACCCCTTTTATTTTGAATTACCCCTTTTATTTCAAGGAGTTACCCCTTTTATTTAAACAACTGTGTGTGAAAAACGCCCACTAGACGTGAAAACACAGACACGAGTACATTATAAACTAATAAAACCGGGTGTATCACTGTGTGGTCTCACACCTCATTTTTAAATCAATGTCTTGTGTGTATAGCTATGGCGCTAAATTTAAGTAACAGATTCGAGTTTGACAACGGACATGACTTACGAGCGTATGTTGATCACTACAGCAATATTCATGGTGTCGACTGGGAACCGACGGAACATTATTGGCGGTACTTCATAAAGCGCAAATTAGATATTAAAAGCACAATAAACTACGACGAACAACCCACAAATGTGCTATACGAAAAGTGTTTAGCCGCAAAGCGGTGTGGGTGGCCAATTGTACCAATTAACGACAAATCAAGGCAATATATGCACTACATGTATTCACTTTACGGATTTGAACCAGAACCATTACTCGACAACCACCCCCACAGAGATAGAGTGATTGCACAATTACGACTGAAACCGTTTACCAACTTCAAATTGAGTTTGAATGAAGCGATACAGAAATACGGCGGTCGATTGCACGTTAAATCAGACGCCAACTTGATGTCCTTGGATTGCCCAAACTGCTTCATCAGCCAAGAAACAAGTTTGTATGGTTACATTGTCTTTCAGGGTAGCGTTAAAGTGACACTGCTAGACGGGATCACGACCGACAATGGATGTTTTGAAATGTCTCGGTTACGCTTTAAAATAGAAAATGGCATTGTTGAGTTGAAAATCGACATGTGTACATTTTTGCGGCAGACGCTATGAAACCCTATCGGCGTTTTTTCTATCGCTCCTATTAAAAGAGATCAATCATGTCGACAGCAGGAGCCGTCATGCAAATTAATTCATTTGGTCGTATGGACACCGAAACCGTTCTCAACCCAGAAATCTCATTCTGGAAAGACATATATAAGAGACACACCCCGTTTGCCATGTTACCCACGTCCATTGAGTTCGTTGGCAGTGTTGGCTACGGCAGACGTGTACACGCAGTAGTTAACCGCGTTGGTGATCTACTCAGCCGCGTCTACTTGTACATTGAATTGGGCAATTTGAACGCCGGTGCTGGTGGTTGTCGTTTCGTCGATGACATCGGTAGGGCTCTAATTGATACGTGTACCCTCCAAATTGGCAGTGTTGACTTTGACAATTTACATGGTGAATTGATCCATGCCCTCGAAGAGCTCAGTACCGACAGCGAACGCCAACTTGGCAGGTTCACAGGCAAGAGCGGATCCGTTGCGGAGCTCGAAACCTGGGCCAAGAGCACCCAGTACTTGTACATCCCTCTTGACTTTTACTTTTGTGATGGTCAAGGTGAAGCCCTCCCCCTTGTTTCTCTCCATCTCACCGATGTCAAGCTATACATGAAGATTCGCCCTCTCAACGAGCTAGTTGTTGGTGTTGGCGCTGCGTACACCCCAGTTGCAGCCACCGATGGTCTGTTCAGCGACATGCATTTGCTCTGTGAGGTTGTCCTGTTGGACGACGATGAGCGTGATTACTTCGCTGACACCCCACTCAAGTATCTCTTTATCCAACATCAATATCTAGGTCTGCAGACGATCGCAGCTGGTAGTACCAGTCACAACATTGACGTTGTCTTCAACCACCCCACCAAGGAGCTGATCATGATGCAGCGAACTTCCACCAACACAACCGCCCTAAACTGGTTTGATTTCTCAGGTGAGGGTACTGGTGCCATGGTCGGTGAAGCCTTCTCCTCCCTCCGCGTCAACTTCACTGGTAACGAGCGTGTCCAGCAAATGGCCCCATTCTACTACCGTGTCATCCAACCCCACCAACACCACACCCGTATCCCCAAGAAGCACATCTACGTGTACTCTTTCGCTCTCAACCCAGAGAAGAAGCAGGCCAGTGGGTCCGTCAACTTCTCCCGGATTGACAACTGCCGTCTTCAAGTCGTTTTCCAGGCTGCCCTTGCCGTGTCTTGTGATTGGTTAATTTACGCTATTAACATCAACATGGCATACGTACAGCAAGGTTGCATGCTTTTGAAATACGCGTCGTGAGAGCAACTTAAACCTTATGTATATTATATAATTTTAATATACAGTTTACAAGCCCAATACAAATACACACATACAACCATGAAGAAACACGTGCTAGGCACCAAAAACTTCATAGCTTAATAAATTAAACATAACAAATCTCAACAAGTTCAGAATTCTCATCGCGCATTGACTCATCGTGTTCAATGCTGTATATTACTGCACATCTGGTGAACAATACGACACGTGCACCACTTTCGCATATTTTTGTAAATGCAAGTGCTTTACCCCTTCCAAATCCTATAAAGGCGATAATACTTAATAGCGTGTAGAAGTGTTCTAACTACTCAAAGTGGGTCGTGATTTGCACCCATACAACATATCCAACACGATATCAGCCAGGGGTGGAATCAACGCTACGTGTACTTTGTATACAAGTGGTTTAGCAACACGTCTAAGACGTTTTCTAACTATGACGTTGTGATTTAGCCCGTTGCGACTTAAATAAGAAAAGTTGATCTTGTCGATGTACATGGCGACGAATTTGCTAGACATGTTGAGACACCAAGACAACCCCTCCCAATGCCACGGTAGATCTGGATGTGCATCAACGTCTTGCATGGTAATGTTGCGATTGCGAGACAACCACTCCCAATGCCACGGTAGATCTGGATGTGCATCAACGTCTTGCATGGTAATGTTGCGATTGCGAGACAACCCCTCCCAATGCCACGGTAGATCTGGAAGTGCATCAACGTCTTGCATGGTAATGTTGCGATTCCAAGACAACACCTGCCAATTCCACGGTTTGTTGGGATGTGCATCAACGTCTTGCATGGTAATGTTGCGATTCCAAGACATCACCTGCCAATCCCACGGTTTGTTGGGAAGTGCATCAACGTCTTGCATTGTAATGTTGCGATTGTAAGACAACCACTCCCAATCCCATGGTAGATCTGGATGTGCATTGACATCTTGCATTGTAATGTTGCGATTGTTAGACAACCATTGCCAATCCCACGGTTTGTCTGGATGTGCATTGACATATTGCATGGTAATGTTGCGATTAAAAGACAACGCGCTCCAATTCCACTTCGCATGGGGATATTCTTGAAGCAAGCGAGAAAACATTCGCACCAAATATTGATTTGGCGTGAAGAGCAAAAACTTGCGCGCACAAATGACTCGTAGAAGAATCGCATTTCCCTGTCGCGTGTTATTCAAGACCAGCGAACGTGCCATTGTTAAATTTGAGCGTTCTCTGTTGTCGTTTGTCTTTGTTCGCGATGTAATAGTTCAACGTGCCTTTCTCGAATTGCTTTGGCGGCGACACCATAGGCGACACTACCTTCGCTGGCGAGGCAAACGCGCTGTTGCTGTTGCTGTCGTGCACGACTTTGTTGACACCTGGCGTAAAGTTGCATGCACCTAGACGCATACACGGACCACATGCTTGAGACTCAAGCCCAATCGGCTCTCCACAATAACAGCAGTGGTTGTTGTCGAGTGTTAAATCAAATTCGTCGTTGTCAGTCATTGGGCGTTTCACAAACTCTTAAATGTGTGCGATAAGTCGTCGTGTATCCCGCGCGAGTCATCGCGTTCCCGCTCAAATTTACAAACAATGTCATCATGGATTGATTCAATCGACCAGGAATATAAAAACATGTTAAACCCGGTGTACAATACGACTCCGAAGACCCCGGTAGTGGAACCTGTCGTAGTGGAAGCTGAAGCCAAGCCCGTCGTCGTGGAAGGCGATATGGACACTAAATATTACGTCGACGAAAAAAAATGCGTCCAATCAAGTGATAAATAAATAAATATAAACATTATACTCAATAATAAACACATGACTTCCCCGTTCCCGTACACAATTACACCTAAGACGGTAGACGGACTACCGTTATTTGAATCAATGGACGTTAGTGGTGGCACAGTCGAAGCTGCGACAGTTGCGACCCGTGCTATAAAACTACGTGAAACTGGTGGTGCGTCAACACGCGCAATTACATTAAGTGGTCCAGCTGCCATTGCCGCCGACTACACACTTACGTTTCCGGGTGCAGTTGGTGCATCGGGTAGTGTGCTGACAAGCGATGGTGCTGCGGGTGCGTTAGCTTGGGGCGACGGCGCTCGAACTGTTAATCACTTATACGTCGGGCCCGGTATGACATATGAGACAATTGGCGCTGCAATGGCGTCGATCACAGACTCGTCGTCGTCGAATCGTTACGTCGTCGAAGTAGGACCAGGAACATATACATTGGCGGTTACGTTGCCAGCATATACTGCCCTTGTTGGTGTCGGTGTACCCGGATCTGCTGTACTTTCGTGTAGTGGGTGTACACTGTTAACGTTACCGACGACAAGTGGTAGTTACGTACAAAATTTTCGACTCAATGTCGGCGGTACAGGCGTACCAGCTATAAAACTGGGTGTTGGTGGTGTGTCGACGAATAGGCACCGTCTACACAATGTCACCATATTGTACAGTGGTGTCGATTCGTACACAAACGTTATTGAATTCGACGAAGGATATCTGGAGATTCTAGACAGCGTAGTGTACTATACTGAAACGCGCACAGTTGGCACCGTCGGGATCAACCAACACACGTTTTGCAAGTTTACGGGTGATGCGTCCTATTCGATTGTAAATACGGAATTCAACGTGTCTATAGGAGACACAACAGATACATTTGTCATGTTGGATGGCTTTAATGGCACCAGAGACGGTATTTTTAGAAGCAACTATCTGACCATGGATTTGGCAGGTGGTGATGTAGACCTACTGAAATTAGATGGAACAAGTTCATTCCGCGTTCAACACAACGATTTTACAATTATAAGTTCTGCTGCGACTGGTACCACGATTTTGTTTGAAACAGGTGGTAACGGGTGCGACGTCCACAGTGTAGCAAACCACATCGATTTAGTGGGCAATGCCTTTAATCGATTCGCGGAAGTTGCCGCCACAGACACGTTCACCAGTCACTTTGATTCACTGGACACGTCATCACCAAGTACGAGTCTGGGAACGTATCGACGTACCTACTCACCCGAACCTGGCTACTTTTACGCCGAAAACATGGAATTCGCACAACAGTGCTTTAATCGTCGCGACCTTGCCGGTATAACAACCGGTACGTATACGTCGTTGGACGTGACCGTGGATACGGGTACCAGCACAGGTGGTGCGTATCATGCCATTGACGTTGTGCACGGTGTGCGTGGGTCGGCCGACGTAACTGCCTTGGCAACTTACGACGAGTGTGGAGTGATAAAACAACAACTCGTCACAGCGGCGGTTGCGATCGGTAAAGTGTGGGTGGTTGAGAGTTCCGTTTGGACAGACATCACTGCGGCTGTTTTGGCGTCGACTCCCACACAGTGGTTTCCAGACGACAACGACTACTTGTACTATGGCTGTGCTTCGACGTACACTGTGGTCGATACGGTCTTTTCAATTGGGGCATCTGCGTCTATTAGACCCGTTTTTGAGTACTGGTCGGGAGCCGCTTGGACAACATTTACAATTGTAGATGGAACGCAGGGCATGCAGTATAGTGGTCAGTCTATATGGGAAACGTTGCCGGGTTGGGCTACCACGCAAGTCAATGGTGAAGTTGACGGGCCATGGTATTATGTTCGCGTGCGACGGAGAAGAAATCGCCTTGTGACTCCACCAACTTTCTCTAGTGGCACCATAAGCACGTTTTCGGGTGGTGTTTACCAATGGAACAAGGATGGCGTTGTCAATATCAACTACCTCAACTTGGCACCTCGTACTGCTCCGGTTGCCCCGGTCGAAGGCGACGTGTATTATAGCAATGTCACGCACAAATTACTGGTTTGGACCGGTGCTGCTTGGGAGACAATCACGAGTGCGTAGACAAACGACGTGCGTTTGCGTGCCACACTTTTTAATGTTGTGTGTGTATTGTATCAAGACACAATGGCCGGCATTTCAAATGAAACCCGCTTCGACACATTGGACGAGAAGGAGATAAACGAAATCGGCTCAAACGACGTTGCGCCAATTGACGTCCCAGGCCAACAGTGGGCGTCTGTTATTTTTGTCGGTCCCAAGTGCAAAGACACGTCTAATTATTTTGCAATGAGCATTCTCGGTTGCTTTTCGACGCAAGATGAATGTGCTAAACACAGCGAACGACTGCGCAAGTCCGGTTTCGTTGCGTATGACATTTGGACTGTTAAGACAAATAAGTTTTTATTGGTACCACCCAATCCAGACCGTGAAACAGTAATCGACAAAAAGTACTTGAACGAAAGCAGCGAACTGCAAAATCTAATGCAACAACACAAAGATGCGGCAATGCGCGCACAAGACGAAGTAAAGGAACGCACCCTTGCTACAAAGGACACACAAGACAAGCGACGCGAGCGGAAGATGAAATTTCTACACGGCAAACAATCTGCAAGTGCTGAAAACAATATGAACGACGAGATAAAGGACGTGGGTGTAAAGATCGGCAAGCCAATACACGGGCCTCGACTCGACAATGCAGCGGGAAAGCCGAAAGTAGTTTATGAACTGGAACCTGAAATATAACTCTTAGTAACGCCCAGTTTTGACATGAGTGTTTGATTTGCTTGTACGGCTGTTGTTGGTTGGGTTTTTTCTGGTTCGATTAAACGCCGACCCAGAGTACCATCTGGCTTTCGCGTCATCACCGATTTACGCTTGGTGTTAAAATACGTAGACGTTGACGTGTGTGTGATGGCAGCGTTCTTTCTCTTGGCGCCAGTAACCGCAGGTGTTGCCACTGCTTCGCTGGCGGGGTTCAGTTTCTTCCAGTCGTTGATCAATTCATCGCTTTTTTTGACAGTTTCCACAGACGTAGAAATTGCATACATTGCGTCGGGTAGCACCAATTTATTATAGGTTTCTTCGTCGATATGCAAAAAACTACTTGGTATCATTTTCACTTTGCACCGATCGGGGATGCATTGGTAACGCATGTCTGTGGCGAATTCAGTTCGAAACTCATCGATTGTCATACTACCACCAAATTTATCTAAAAGACTAAAATGTCGTGCAGCTTTCGGTGTCGTTGACACACCGCCTTCGATTTGTTTTCGTATGTAGCGTATCCATTGTGGGATGAATGTTGCCGACCGACACGACAAGTGACGACCATACGCCAAAGCGCAATTGTACGAACAGAACACACCCTCACATTGAAATCTATCTCGTTTTGCATCATACTTTACAGGACACGACACCGGATGCGACGTAAAAGGACACGTGTCCCACCAACAACAACCCGACGTTTGTTCTGGTAAGTAGTCTTGAAATGCTTTCGTTCTGGTTATTTTGTTTTGTTCGGTGCGCTTCTCCCTTTTTTTATCTTCGACTTTGATAATAGACGCGGGAAACTCGACTTTGAAATTTGTAGCGGGGTCATACTCATCTTCACCAAACAACGACTTGACTTCGTCATCGTCATCGACTTCATAGTCGTCCTCATCGCATAGATCTATATAGTTGGAATACCGTTTGGGGTTGTACTTTGGCAACGGTTTGTTGATTTGTAGTGTCATTTTGATCCGATGCTTAAACAAGAACAGAATGCAAGAGAGGGTACGAACGACGCCTTCGTCAAATGTCTATTCGTGACCAATTTGGTTCAACTACACGACCAGAAAGTTAGTGGATTGGTCGAAGACGAGAAGCGCGTTCCTGAATATAAACAACAACTTGAACTTATGCACCAAAATAAACCGACGACTTCCGACGCCATTAAAAAGGAGCGGGAATTAACAGAGAAGGTCAGATTGATCGAAAGCGGTGAGAACGTCACAAAATACTTGCTTGATTCCATGCACATGCTCAACAAATTCCACCATTTCCATCGAGAACTCGATCTGAACTATGAAAACCTAGAGAAACGACACCAAATACTCGACGAGATCAATCGCATAACCAACCAATGGGAGCGTTGTTTTATGCCTAAAATACACGCACAAGAGGATTGCCGCGATCCCAATTATGTGTGGTACTCCGAAGACCAGATGAAACCCGACTGGGATTTTTTACCACCAAAACACTTTGCTTACAAACGCATAAACCACTTCCGCGAGTATCTGCGTCAACAACAAGGCAAGTGTAAAGTCGTCGTCCCACCCGAAATCGTTAAAGAACTGCGTGCGAATTTTGCACTCAACATGTGGAACGTGCTTGAAGCAAACCCCAACCAAGTTAGGGCGCTCCTGAAGAAATCAGGCAAGCACAAATACTACGAACATGTCCATAGCATCACGCAGGAGTTGAGCCAAAACAACTATATGCCACTGCAAATATCAGCCGAACACGAAGAAACGTTGTGTTGTTTGTTTGTGAAGACCGAAGCACCTTTCCTCGACACAAAAGACCAAGTCAACAAAACCCGCGTGAATTTCCTTTCATACCCATACATCACTCGTAAGCTTTGTGAATTAGCTTGTTATGACGTGTATGTAAACCAATTTGAGATGTTGAAATCGGACAAACGTTTGATCGTGCAAGATTTGTATTGGCGTGAAATTTGCGATTCGCTTGGCTGGCAATTCATTCGCACGATAGGTCGTATTATGTAATCGTGTGAGTTGGCGATAATATCCAGTATGTTATTTTTGTTCGTCTATTAGTAAATAAACAATGACTCTATCATCCTGGGACGAGAATGATCCGTTATACACACCTCGCAGTTTGCCATTCCACGCAAACGCTATGTTGCTCAGCGATCGTGACAACTATGTCATGTCTGCTGCCACTAGGCGTCGTCGTCGTGTAGCGAAACGTTGTGGAACCACAGCCGTTGCACATAAGAAGGTGTGCAAATTACACCCTGGTAGCACTGTCACGCGTAGCGGTCATAGATTTAAAATCACGGCCATCAGACGCAACCCAAAAACCAACAAACGTGTTTACAAGATGAGGAGGGTAGGAGCCGCGGTGCACAAGCGCGTTGTCCACAGGCGTAGACCAGTAGTCCACAGGCGTAGACCAGTAGTCCACAGGCGTAGACCAGTAGTCCACAGGCGTAAAGCTGTAGTCCACCGTGGAACCACAGCCGTTTCACACAAGAGAGTGTGCAAGTTACACGCTGGTAGCGTTGTTGTGCGTGGTGGTCTTAAATACAAAATCACATCAATCAGACGCCACCCTGTCACCGGAAAGCGTATGTATCGCATGAAAAGATTCTAGACGTACAAAAATAAAACCGATTTGTTAATTTTGTACATGTTTAATAAACACATAATGCCTAATCGCGTCGTCAAACGATGCGGCCTTACTCGCGCACACAAACCACGATGTACGTTGAAAGTCGGGAGCATTGTCATTCGCGCCAATAGGAAGTACAGAATCACTCGTATTTCTCGTGATCCAATCACCAACAGACGCAAATACAGAATGCGCGTTCTTGTACGCAGACGACCTCTCGTGGGCCGACGTGTCATACGCAGCCGACGTGTCATACGCAGACGACCTCTCGTGGGCCGACGTGTCATACGCAAACGACGTGTCATACGCAAACGATCATCTGGTTTGTTCCAAAAACAACATGTTAGTTTCCTTCCAAAAGCACCACGTCTACCCGCGTTGGAGTATGCTCCCGGTGTTATACCAGCAGCACCACCCGCGTACGTTGCTCATCCTTATAATAAACGAGTAGTCCGAAGACCAGCAGACGGTAGTAGACCAGTGCAAATACCCCCTACTTTACTAGTACCGCGTCCACCCAAGTTCGTTGCTCATCCTTATAATAAACGAGTAGTCCGAAGACCAGCAGACGGTAGTAGACCAGTGCAAATACCCCCTACTTTACTATTTCCAAAACTTGAAAAGTCAATACCACAACCACCACCACTACCACCACACCTGAGGCCTTCTTTAGTTGATCAATGGGAAGAAAAACCAGGCCTAGTTGCATCGATAAAGGGTTTGCTCGGCGCTAAGTAGCTTATATTTTTTGTCTGTTTGTACCATAACGCGCGACATGGCAAAGAGTGCTTCGTCGATCAGACCGCTCGATTTATCAACACTACCCGATCAAGGTGTGATTTTCTTCGCTGGGAAAACTGGGTGTGGAAAAACAAGTGCCATTCTCCATGTGTTGTATAGCAAACGCGATGTATTCGACCGGGCAATTGTAATGTGTCCATCCGTCGACACATGCGACGCGTACGCTAAACACATCCCTGATATATGTATTTTTGAAGAATTTCAGCCTAAACGGCTAGAGGCGATTTACGACCAACAAGATAAAGACCGAAGACTTCATAAACTCGACAAGCGGCATAAAGTAAATCGAATTTTAATAATACTGGATGATTTAGCGTATTTAAAAAATGAATTGTCAAGTTGTAAGATTTTAAATAAGATATTTTTTAATGGACGCCACAACAAAATCATGCTGATGATGTCGATGCAAGATTGTAAATGTCTCGGACCTGGATTGCGCGATCAACACGTTGCTGTGTTCCTCGGTAGTTCCGGTACACCACCATCCGTAAAACGTGTATACGATGTGTTCAATAATGTAAATGTAACCCCTCGCGAATTTCAACGTTACCTGGATCGATATACTGTCAACTACACAGAACTAGTCATAACCAACTACAAGAAGGACGCACACACAGCCGATGAGTGTTATTGTTGGTTCAAAGCCCGACGTGGTATGGAATTCCACATGTGTAAAAACGCCTGGCCTGTTCACCAGAATATGTACGATCGTGAATATTTTTTGCGACGATAATTATAAAGTTAAATTTTGAATATGCTTGTTTTTCAGTGCAATTGCACTTCACCAACGCATTTTGTCGACTAATCGACAATTGACGACAAGCGCTCGTTTGCCTCTACAAATTCAAAAATGTCTTCAGCGCTTGTATTTAGGGCCAAGCACATGATAGCATAACGTACAATGTCCTCGTCTTGATCGTAGTATGTGTTCTCGTTGAATGGACGACCACCAAATACAACACGACGCTTTGGTGGGTTCTCTCCATTGTATCGTGCACGATAAAGTTTTACAGCGAGTTTTCCAATTCGAGTCGCCATTATTGGCTTGTATTTTAGGTCGTACTTTTGCGCGACTTGTGGGAATGAGATTTTACGACCACGACCCCCATTGCTATCCTCGATTGCTAGAGTTGTTGTTGTTGTGGGTGGTGCATACAAACCATCCAAGACACGACGTTGTAAATCCTTCATGTAGATTTTGTCGCGCTCGTCCATTCCCATTGACTCTGCGATTTCTTGTGCCACGCGAAAGTTTTCTAACTCCATGTTCTTTGTTTTGGTTTCAGTTGCGTTGATACCAGCCTCGATTTGTCGAATCAACAATGCCTCGTTCTTCACGATGTCCAGCCCAGACAATGGAGTGTTGACAGTTTGTCCAGTTGCCCGGTCTTGCATGGCAATTCTACCATTCTCGACGTTCTTCTTCAACAAGCGCCACTTCTTCTCACACTCGATGAAGTACAAACGAGCTTGCTTGCCTTGCTCGGTGTTGGCGAGCATGAGGAAATTCTTAGCAGCATCTGTCGTTAGATGGATGATGTTGCGAGGACGACCTCTTTGGATTAATCCGACTTGCTCAGGATTAATCGTTTCCAGCGTATAATCAACATTCAACGTAAATTTGTTATCAATTAAATTCTTTGCGTTATCCTTTCTTGAATAACCTGCCCATCTCCACAGATCATCAAAATCAACAGGAAACTCGGTTTTGTTCTCCTCTTGGTCGTTCAAATACCTCTCAATCGCAACTTCCATCTCAGAGCGTGATTCATTGGTAAGAATTGACGACATGACTAGGATATATGAGAGTCAAAGAGATTTATTTGTCGAGATCGCACGCACCACTGCTGGCAAGTATACCCATTGCCAGGTCCGTGGGTTCGATCGCGTTAGTCGATTCGACTCTATAGTCTAATTCGTTTGCTATGACGTTCTCTGGGAAACGTTTCTTGTCGTCTTGCATTCTGCGCTCGAATTCTACAGAGCAATAGTCTCCACGTGTGATGGTTCTCTGTCGTCTAACTTCGTCATCGCAATCTATAAACACAGACACAACCCTATTTCCATAGTAGCCTTTAAATGCTCGCAGTCCGTGTATATCGAGAACAACGACGTTTAATTTGCTGTCGCTTACATCTTGGCTTCTAACACCATAGCGCCAAATCCCATTCGACTGTGTCTTATAACGACGAACTTCAACAAACTCACCACGCATTAAAGATCCCATGAAGTCGTTCGAGCTCACAAAATGATAAGGATTTCCCTCTGATTCGCAATCACGTGGTGGTCTGGTGGTTGTACTCACAACAAAGTGACAATCACATTGTTTTTCAATTGCTCTTGCAATTGTGTCTTTTCCGCTGGCACTAAACCCGACGATGACTATTATCGGCAATGTCGTCATTATACACACATACCATTTACATATTAAAACACTCGTCAAACTCGGCCTGCTTTAACTCTCTGATTGGACGATGCTCGACAAGTTTATAATATTCTTCTTCTATGCACATGAAGTAATCGCGCATAGCTCTACCCGCGTTCGATCGAGCAGCCATCATAAACTTTTTTACACCCTGTGCTGTGACCATTTCTATGTGATGGTTGTTGGTGAAGTAATGATCAAACTCGCTGTGGAATATTTCACTTGTCGCGTTTCGCGTTCTCAATCTCGTGTTCTTGTATGGTCGATCGCCGATTGTCGCATCGTCGTATATGTTTATGGGTGTGTCGTAACGCACCAATGCATCTAAAGACGTATCAATTATGAACGCCATGTTTGAACTACAAATGGTTTACATTTTATGGCGTGTTGTTTCAACGCGATCGTTGTTTAATTTGGCAGTGAATTGATTGCCACTGGGTTGTAAAAGATCTTCATCCTTAGCGCGTTTTTGTTCCTCTCGCTGAACTGCAGTTCCACAAAGTCACCATAGCCAACTTTCGTGTTTAGTTTCTTTGCGAGTATGCGTTTGTTATTCCAAACGCAAATTCCCATATACCCAATTATTAAAGCGATACCAATTGCTAGAGTGATTACGATCCCCATGTCTTGTGTCTTTAATCGAAACAGAGATTAAAACTACCTCGCGTATTTAATTTGTCGTGCACAAGTAAAGATGGTCAAGGTCATAACCAACAAAAAGCGTTTTCTCCAATCTCTCTCTAACCCAGCAATTTCTGGTAAGGATCGCAAAGACGGTCTTATCATGACTGTGCGCAACGCAACACCCCAAATAATGAAACACGAGAGACTATCGGGCATGAAACCAGAATACCCAGAGACCCACGCAACCGGAATAAACTGGGGACTTATAATGGCCATGCTGGTTGTTATAGCGCTAATAGGTGGTGGGTTTTGGTGGTTTAAATCAAACACACCCCTTTACAGCTGTGACATGTGTAGTGCAGATTAAGTTACCCAAATCTGCGAAAATTCGTTTTGAAACGACCAACGTTTCCATCCATATACGTTGGAGTTTCTTCGTTGACCATTGTTGGTCGCATTTTGTATTTGTAATCAGCAGCAGTTGAAACTATTGCGCCACGCCCACCGTTTTCACGCGGGTTGACCATCATCCGCTGTGCATTTGTAAATGCTCCCGGGAATGGCTCGTCTGTTGCTTTCGCAAAACGGTTTTCTGTTTTAACTTCGGTTTCAGGTTGGACAGTGCCAGCAACTTCTTTGGTGGTCATGGGTGGAGCTCTGTAAAACGATTCCACCTTGTCTTTTGTGCGCCAAGCGTAAAGTGTTAACCAAATTGCACCAACGGCAAGCCAACGTGGTCCATATAAATAAGTCATCCCCAATGTTACATATATAATCAATCGTGAATTAGCATTGAATATTTCGGGTTCTGGTAGTCCCTTTGTGGGTATAAAAACAAGAATATCGCGAAACAAATAACTGAAATCCTCAGTCCATTTCTTTGTGCTTGACTCCATGTTATGCGTAGTTGTGTGTTGTAAACATACTAGACTTTACGAAAAGCGTGTTTTTAATTTTCTCCCATGAATATAAACAAGTCATGTCAACAGTCATTTCCCAGCTCGGATATATTCTATCGACGTCAGCCACTGAGGTAAACGACATTAACATGTCTGGGAGCATGACAACAAACGACTCTTTATCGTCGGGTGTAGATGGGACCGACATGTCTATAGCATCTGGAGCCGGATTTTCATACACAGCAGATGGTTCTGACTCTGGTGATGTGAGTCTAGCAAGTGGTACCGCGGGTGCGTCAACGTCCGTTGGCGATGGTGGTGCTAGTGGTGCAGTTGAAATCGATAGTGGCGTTGGTGGTGCATCGACAACAGGCAATGCAGGTGCAAGTGGCGCTCTTGCCATTTACTCTGGTGCTGCTGGCGACTCTGCAACTGGTAACGGTGCTGCGTCTGGCGCGTTGTCAATTTACTCTGGTGCTGGTGGTGACTCAACAGTTCTTGGTGACGCTGGTGCGAGTGGTGCAATTAGCATTCATAGTGGTGCTGCGGGTGCCATACCAACTGCTGCTGACACGCCTGCCGCTGGTGGTGCTGTGTCGATTTATTCCGGTAGTGGTAGTGCTGGTGTTGGTGCTTCAGCGTCTGGTGCCTCTGGAGCCGTATCTCTCTACTCTGACAATGCAGGTGACGTAGAAGCTCTCAGTGCAGGAACGGGTGCTGCTAGTGGCGTCGTCACGATCCAGTCGGGAATCGGGGGCGATGGTGGCGCAACTGGCGTCGGTGGCGCATCTGGCGCAGTAAATATTCAATCACTTGCAGGTGGTGCATGCACGGCAATCGGAACTGGTGGCGCTGGTGGCGCCGTCGCAATAGCAACGGGCGCTGGAGGTGCGACTGTAGCTGGAGTTGGTGGTGCTGGCGGTGCGATTACCCTCAGGACGGGAGTTGGAGCAGCTGATAATGGTAGTGGTGGTCACATCTGGATGCTCCCAGGCGCTGCTGATGGCACTGGTACCGATGGAACGGTCGTTAGACGATTCAGCGACATCACACAGACAATTGCACTCGCCGCTACCCTAACTGTCGCAATTTGCGCAACGGGTATTGTTTATGTAACTGGTGCTGGTGCGGGCAACGTCCAAATGGACACCGGTGCCAACTTCGACTTGGCATTCCCAGCCGCAGCTACTGGTGATTCAATTCAGGTGCTCGTTCAAAACAGAACTGCTGGTGCCGCTGGTGCGTTGACATTCGTTGATGGTGTTGGTCTGGTAGGTCGTGGTGCTTTAGTTCAAATCAACGCTGGTGCCAATTCAGTGCTGCACATGTGGCGTGTTGGCGCCGACTCATGGGAGTACTCCCCAGTCGGGCTCTAGATAATTCGTCTATCTCTTGTCAAATTTGGGCTTTGGATCTGGTTTGAGTCGTTTAGGTTTCTTGTCATCTACATTGAGTAGGCCATCTACAATCAGGGCTCTCCAGTCGTGGCATCCGGTCCTCTCCATTGCCCGTTTTTCTACAGCTGCAATGATAGACTCCATAGTATTTGAATACATAAAAAATGTTGCAATTTCCACGTGGTAAGTCGTCTAATTTCACAAATTCGGTAAAAGCATACACGCAAAAATGGAATCCGATGCCTGGACGTGGTTGTCTTTTTTATTAATTGTGTGTGTGTTGATAAACACGACCGTTTCAGCGTACAAGGATTATTTAGAAATTCGACATTATAAGGCACAACGCCTGTGGATGGAAACGCATGCACGCGATGTGCTTCCAGGGGGGTAACCCCGTCGGGTTTGAGATTTGAAATTTATAGCGATATAAACAATGGTTGCGTTAGTTTTAATCATGTACGCGTCGATTGGCGTATGGATCGTAATTGGGTCCGCATTTATAGTTTACGACTTGTACGACGACAGCGAAACAGACAACGACTTGGAGGACTTCAGATGCATTGTGTAGTTTATCACATCGTGTAATTAACACCACCACCACCACCACAAGTGTTTGTCAGCGTCTTGTTTTCTCGGTCGCGCTGCTTTACGAGTTGTATAACATCAGACAGGTTTACTGGCGCGAATGCATTCCCGTCTACTCCAACGTCAACTCGTCGCTTGTACTTTTCGGTGTTTGCCAGCGCGCTGTGATACGACACATTCGAGTGGATATGGCCATGGAGGTGTACAGAGCCCTGTTTCCGCCCGTTCCACTCTTTAAATGGGAAATGGCACATAACAATAAACTTACCGAGCTTGTACAGTTCTTGATAATTCGATATCTTCTTCCATGGGAGACATGTAGTTTGAACGTCGTCATGGTTGCCCTTTATAAGACATTTGGTCCCTTTAAGATCGGCAAATATGCGCATATTTACGTCGCGACTGTAGTATGAAAAATCGCCCAGTACATACACTAAATCGTCCTTATCGACGACATCATTCCAATTCTTTATTAACGCCTTGTCCATTGCCTCGATCGTATTAAACGATCGGAACCCGTTCTTCAAAAGTGCTTTGTGCCCAAAATGTAAGTCACTTGTTACCCATATTTTCTGATCGTTACGCGTCATGAGATGTCGTGTGTACTGACGTTATACATAAAAAAACGAAGCAAACGCATCACAATAAAATGTTTAAGACTTACAAAACAATGAAGGTGGTTTCATTCGATCCGGGTATGACTAATCTCGGCTTTTGTGTTTTAGATTGGCGCGCTGCTGATCATAGCTTTGCCCTGTTGGATTGGGGTTTGAAAGATCTGGGTTCGACACGAACAGAAGAAGCAGTCGAAAGTTTAGTTGCTTGGTTTAACGAGTCGTTTCAGTGTGTTGACTTGATGGTGCTCGAAACGCAATACAACAATCCAAAGATGATGGCTTTGTCACACGCACTTCAAGCGCTGGGAGTGTGTCAGGGTGCAAAGGTCGTGTTTGTTAGTTCTGCAGCCAAATTCAAATGGTGGAAAAAACAAGACGGGTTTAAGTTACCACCACCACCCAAATCAGCACGATCTACGACTAAAAACAATGCGATATTCATTACCCGCTCTCTTATACCCGCCGACGTGGACACTGGATTTTTCCAAACGATACCAACCAAGAAACAAGAACATTACGCCGATTGTCTAGGAAACGCTCTTGCTTACCTTGCAACCACTGAAAATGTGTTGTACGTCACGTCACATTAAATATGTTGTTTATACACATTTGACAAAACAATTCATCATAGTTCCCAAGTTTGACACACTGGTTGTCGTCACCAAGACACCCATCACATAGATCATCATCACTGCTGGCGTCCTGGATCATGTTGTTTAAACACCCGTGACAAACTGGGACCATGCCAACAAACGAGTCCTGATCAACACAAAGATGTATGGTTTTACACTCAAAACACGTGTCTTTGCGAACTAAAACAGCCTCCCATGCTGGGCGATTGAGTTTCGATTTTAAAGTGGTCAAACACGAGAAACAAATAGAATCGCTGCCCCAGACAACACACTCGTTGGTGTCGTAGCACAAATCACACGTGTTGGGTTTGATAGACATCTTATATATAGAAATCATAGAAATTCACAACGAGTGCGTCGTCACACTCCATAAAATTCTCTGTATCTCACTCAATACACACTCAACATGTCTTCGTCTGATGAAGACTACACTGAAACGGAAAGTGACAGCGGTAGCAGCGCGTACGAAGTAGAAGACAGCGATTGCGGTAGCGAGGTAGAAGACAGCGGTAGCAGCGAGTACGAAGAAGAGGTTGTCGATATTAACGACATCGATGACGCCGATTGCAGTTTCGACGAGGAAGACGACGACGATAGTGACAGCGACGAAGAAGCGTTCTAAAAATGCAAAGTTTTTTTTCTCAGTGTACTATGGACAATGGACAACAGTTTGATTTTGATTGCGTCTGTTATAGCAATCGTGTTTTTAGTTATAAAATACCAGAGCATAGAAACTCGCTTTGAAAGGTTAAACTCGCAAAAGCCAAGCTTTGTAGAACGCCCCGTAGAAGACATAGAAACCAACCACGTGGAACCACAACAACAACAACAAGCATCAAGTTTGGCTGTGCCCCATCGTAAATTAAACCAACTGGGTAGCACTGATCAGAGAGGGCGTGGTGATATGGGCGATCTAGAAACAGAAACCCCAGCTGTCCCGCTGTCTTCGATGTTCGGTGGCAATGAAGACCTCGACCTAGATACTGACATGAGAGAACGATTCGCGGCGGAGGTTATCAAGACAAATGGACGTAAAAGCACAAAGCGTGGAGGGAGAGATTAAACATCATTAAAACCCGATTGGGATCCTTGGTTTCAACGACGACATGTACAAGTAGGCGACGAAGATTGCAATGGCTATTGATAATATAACCCAACACGATGAAAATTCAAATGATCCAACAGAAAGTTTCTCTGTTATTGGTTTCTTAGCGGCAACCACGACTGGTGGGCTCGATGCCGATTTGTTCTCGTTGTTGTACAACTTACTGAATCTGTCAAAATATGCCTTTTGCGAAGATGACATTTGTTATTGTTTAATCTAAGTTGATAAAAAAAGACACACGCTTATTGTGTCGAGACGAAGAAATACTCATCGTCGCTGTCTAATACACCGATAACCGTGGCAGCACTATCTGCGCTTGTTAAAACACGCACAGTTGATTTATCACACGGACATAAAAATGGCTGAAAATTCTTTGTCTTGAAATGCTTACCACATACAATGTATATCTTGTTGTCCATCTGGCTATCTAAAATAAACTTACCACGGCGTTTACATCGCGTCCCTGTTTGTTTGGCTCGCGCGTAGCACAGCATCTATATAACAACACACAACATTATTTTCTACTCTGTGCCACCACGCAAGATATCTAATGTAAATTTTAAACGGTCGTGAGATCTACTTTTACGCTCTATGTTGTACTCTCGGATAAGTTGCACTATACAATTATCAATGTAAGACTGTTGTGATGGCTCGACAGCGTTGTCTACAATTTCCAATAGCTTTTCGATGCAATTCTGCAACAGCGCCATTCCTTGTTTGTTGTATTTCGCACACCGCTTCAGGATTGCGGCTTTGAAGCCTTGTTTTGTGTGTTTTTGTAGTTGCATTGGCAAGAGACGCACCAGTTCTTGTAGGACGTTTTCTTCCAACCCGTGAGTTTCAGCCCAAGTCTCAAAATTGTCATAGTCGTCGAAGGCGGAATTCAAATCTTTCTCTGTCAATTCGTCGTTGCTCTCGATGTCCTCGAGGCAGTTAATGTCGAGCGACTTCCATATGTAACAACGACCACCAACTGAGTACACGTCGACAATGTTTCGATATGCCTTTTTGTATATAGTTTCTGCTAGAGCAGTTGTACACTGTTGTTGGTGTGCAATCTCGTTAATCAAATCAGTGTGGCGGTTTTTAGTAGCCATTTGGTAATGGCACACATAATAAACTGTTGCTTTTGAACGAACCACTGGTGCGCGTGGAATGGGCATTAAAAAATATATCAATGTATCACAAATGGATATCTCACCAGATAGTGTACATGTCGACGAGCTGATGAAACAAAAAGATATGATGTTAAACATGTCAGCGGCCCAGATATCTAATACTTTTTACACTCTACTCCACGAGTTCGTAAAAAAACTCGATCTCATGTACGGAAATAAAACTGGCACGTTTAAGAAGATGACGATTCTCATAGAGAACGCAAGTCAGCTAGACGTGTTCTACAAAATGCGCGAGATGTTTAACGAACACGAACTCGCAATTGAAAACAAAGACGAGGCGCTGTTTAGCAAGTTTAAAATGTTTCAAGATATCGATTTCGCCGGTCTGTGGAGTATAACAGACAAGATGAGCAGAATATCTGTTTGGTTGTACTTGCAAAAGATATCGGGGTTCTACACCCAGTTCAACGCACTCGAACAAATGATGGACAGCAAAGAAGGAATGTTGCGTATCCTCAACATGGGCAAGGCGGCATGTTCTACCCTAATGAACAACGGCACCGACATAAAGAGCGCGCTTGGTAGTATGTACCCGAACTAAAGACAGCGCGCCTCCTCTGCAATACATTCCGCGAGTGACAAATTGCTCACACTGCAAGTGTCTAGATAGAAAGTGATCGTGCCTAGCGTGCCTACGCTATACTCGAGCATAAGCGGGAATCCCTTCGTTTGCGATAGACACAATTTGATTAGTTGGCTCATGTTGGTTGCGTGTGAAATTCTTGTTAACACCTTGAGGTCGAACTGGTCGCGCTTGTCGCAATCTCTAGTTGCATCGCCTATTAAAATTTCAGATGGTGTGCTGCAGCCCTTTCCCGGCTTGATGCTTGGGTTGTAGTTCTTCGTCATGAATCGTGTTACCAATTTACCCTTGGTGCTTTCATTGTCGTTTACTACGAAATAAATCACCGTGCCTGCTGGGCTGACGCGTGCAAGGATTTGCAATTTACCACCCTTTCGTTCGGCACAGCGCAACATACGCTGGAACGTCACCGATGTCATTGTAAACGTGCAGTCGAATTCAGTCTTCGGGATATCGATGCGAACTGGCTTGATGTACAACAAAGGCTCGTCGTAGTGGTATTGGTGTTCCTTGTTCTTGACTATGAAATCAACACGTGGGTGGTTTGACAAGAATTTGTCTCTGAACACCTTTAAACAAATCACATCTTCCTGGTTGACATTTTTGCAGCACTTGTGGAAGTTATCAAACGAAACACCACAAATCGTGTCTTGTGTGCACGTGTAATGTTCAATGTTTGTGCTCTTCAAATCCAAGCTTACAAGCAAATCGTGTGTCAATGCTTTCATGAACATTCCTTCGCTTGTGAACAACACGTTTGCATCCACGACGAGCTGTGACAGAGTTTCGAATAAACACCGCAGACGGATCGCCTGTGTTGTTCCTAACTCGACAATTAAGTTGTCGTCGTTCTCTTCCATTTTGAATTATGGTTAGATTTTATAGTGAGGGAATTTGACGCGGGCGGGAAAAGTCGTCGTTTAACGAGTGATTTGTTTTTTGTCGCTAGAATGCAAAGATGCAACAACTCCCACCACCATCATACTTCTTAAAACTAGTCGAGGCAGCAAACTACACTGGAAACAAGTCGTTAAGCAATGCTATGTTCCCAGCCAAAGATCAAAATGTCATATTCAAACAGAATGTGATCGGGTGGACGTATTTTTCCACTGCAAACGTTAAAATGATTTTGAAAGAACTCGACACCACGCTATCTGAGATAACACAGCCAATGTTGAAATTTTATTATGGTACAATCGAACACAACTACGTCAACGTAGATGAGGTTGATAAGATATTTGCGACGGTAAAGAAGGGAAACGATTACGTTGTGGAGATTGTTGCCCGACAGAGAAAGGCGCTAGACATCGGCCAACAGAGATACCACGCGTTTATGAAGAAACCTAACGACTCTGTACGCCTTCCACTACAAAACAATACCCGAAGCCACGAAACTGAAATTACACAGCGCACTTGTTAAACAACGTTGATAGCACATAGTCGTCGATACAACGCTGTCATTGATTTCATGATACAATACCGAATAATCACAATTGACTTGTACATTGTGTATATATAGCAAATCAGGGCTGCACTAAGTGCCACAGAATCTACTCGTTGTTCGATTAGTCGCAAACAATCATCTTGGTTTTTAAGCCACAACGACGACGGCGTCTTCGTCAGGTTTGAACATATGTCTTCTACTTCGAGTCCACACCACCAGCCGTATATATACATTAACAATAAAGGTGCTTGTATGAATTCGCGATAAACTCGGCTGTTGCATCGTATAAAATTAAAAGTTTTGATTGGTGTGTATTTATTTACATTGTCGTAAATGCCAGTGGCGGCGATCATGCGTCCACGTTTTGTGTGTGAATTACAAACATAAAATATACTACACAGACGACGCGACCAATGACATCTCTTTATTATGTCGTCGTGTCTTAAACAACATGACATCAACTATTCAAATGTTAGCTCGAATGGAAAGGTCGCATATGAACACTGAACACCCTTTAAAAGACGTGGTACAATTCGACGTTTTAACCAGCGATCCTGCTCTCAAGTTGTCTATTCTACGAAGGATAAAAGCAAGGATGAGCGATTGGGGGGCAGACGCAAACTTATACATAAACTTCCAACCTGTAGATTCCAACGAAAACAAACCAACACCAAGTGTTTACTACACGTTTGATAATCACACACAACATGTCAAATCTAAATATATAAATGCAATTCTTAGGGGAATTAATAATACAATGTTAGTTGGAGATCGCGTGGTGTATATATTAAGCCATGTAAACGAATGGTCAAATTAATGCACAAGACCACCCTCGATCGAATTCATCACAACGAGTGAAATAATAACGACAACCGCGGCAACCACTACAGGTGTGAATATCTCAGGAGGTTCTTCATCGTCATACATAGCGGTAGTTACTACATAAGCAATGACACCAGCAATTGCACTAAATACCCATGGGTCGTACATGTTTATCATTTACATTAAACAAACAAAAAACTCAATCGTCGTTTGTTTCTGGTGTATCGCTGTCGTTGTAGTCGTCTTTTTCGTGGTCGGAATCTGAATCAGACCCTGAGTCAAACGCGGTTTCGTTTTTGGGTTCATCGTCTTTAACGGCAGCAGTGTCTTTTGGGGTTTCAATGCTCGCGCCGCCCTTGACGATTGTTTGTAAAAAACGGTTTGACATCTCAGAGAATGGTGTTAAATCCATTATCGCATTGTCTATCGACCGGCTTAGTAGTTTGGGTAGTTGTTTACACTTGAAGAGTGTATTTTCGGGGCTAACACCGTCTCTAAAAACCATAACGTCAGGGTATGTTAATATATCAGCTGCTATGTTATTTAGGACGACGTGTACGAATCTTTCTTTCGTTGGGGTTCGAAGTGCGATGTGTTCTTTTGCGTCTGAAATCGAGGCTATTGTTAAACACTTGCCAACGAAAATTGCTTTCAAAATCGAGTTGAGATCAAAGTCAGAAAGGCGGATTGCATTTGTAACCGTTTTTACAGCGTCGTTGATTTGATCAGTATTCATTCGCGGCATGTCTTTCAAGTGGTTCTCCACGGTCGTACGATGTTTAGAAGAGGTATGGTAGTAAATAAACCACTCGGTTTGTTCGTCGTCGAAGTCGTCATCCTTGTAGACAACGTCTCTGAGATACTCAGTTAGCGCGGGAGTTAGATTCCTTTTAACAGCCTTTGTGTATTCATCCACAGCTACAGCTCTGTTTCCAAATCCCATGTCTTTATATGTACAACACAGAAAAAAACACGCCATTTAACGTCGAACTGTTCGCCGTCTCTTACCACCCATGCTTTGCCGTTTCTTACCACCCATGCTTTGTTTTTGAACGACTTCTATGTTGCAATTGCAGGCGGGGCACACAGGGCATGCTTGTGCTGCTGCTGCAGGTGCAGGTACAGGTGTTGGCGCCATTCCAGTCCCAGCTTCTGCCATTTGTGGTTGTGGTGCCATTCCGGTCCCAGATTCTATGAGTTGTGGGGGCATAGATGTTCCGGTCCCAGCTTCTGCCATTTGTGGTTGTGGTGCCGTTTCAGTTGCAACA